GTTGCTTGAATAATCTTGAGCTTCGGCTCACGGCCCACCATCCAAGCAGGAAGTAAGTATGAGGCAAACTCCGACTTGGTGTGTCTAGGGGGCATATTTATTATCAGACGATTTATTTCACCCTTCGCTAATTTATTGAATTTATCTGCGATGTGTCTGTGATGCGAGCCTTCTATGAAATCTGGCCACACACATTTAACAAAGGATAGGAAATCATTTTTGGCCTTATTCTGTATCTTTTTTTCAGCATGCATCACCTTCAACTGTAAGAATTGTTTTCTAACATCAGAGGGTAACTTGCTTATGTCAACTGTATCTAAATTCATTTAAAATTTTGCAAAATTTTTTTGAGGTTACTATACCTAATGAAAACGATTTTACCAACTATAACAATCTAACTCTTGCACCTTGCACCGTGTCGTAGGATCCCTTTTGTAAAAAAAAGGGGGTCGGTGTTGTTTGTTTTTTGATTTTTGGCTTTTGTTTAGGATCCCTCGACCATGAAACACGACCCATGAAACATGATTTATTACTAACGATAATTAAACACTATCAATAGTAATTACAGAGAATTAAAAACTTTCTTTATATCTTCGTAACCTTGAGCCAATGCCCTTGATTTATAACCTACGTTTAAAAGTTCATGGATCTTTGACCCCTCAAAAAGTTTCGGAGACCTCGAACCTTGCCCCTTAACAAGAATAAAAGTATTTTTTGGATGTTTAAAATGGTATGCGATTTGATGAGGTGAAAACGTAACCTTGTTACCTCTCGCAACTTTTAATTCTACTGTGAAAAAGGTAGAATTATCATTATAGCCCAATAGATCTGGAGTACCAAGTAAGCTATTATTTTCAATTCTAATCCAACTAATTTGATCAATATTCTTTTTGATTTCGTTATAAAATTTACTTTCATTCTTCATTTATTTTTAAAGTAACATTTACATTTAAAGTTCTACAATTTCAAGTTGAAAACACAATATATTGTGTCTGAGCTGGGGGACCTACTATATCTAGTAATTTTAAAAAATAGTTAAATATTTTCTTGTATTCTGTTTTTTCTCCTATAATCTCCCTCATATATAAATATAAAAGAAAGGATAAAAACAAATGACAAAGTTACATCATACAGAATATAAAAAGAATTATAAAAATTATATTCTGTCTACAATTGTAGAAGATGGAGAAGGAAAACCATTAACAACTGACAAAGAAAAAATTAATTATATCTTTGATCGTTTCAACTCAGAATATGGTTTCATGATTGAAAGAGTTGGAAAACAAAAAGCCATTTCAGAGTGGTTGAGTGGTTTGGCTTTGGATCTAGAATATTATTATTCAGATATTATTAAACTTGCCATTAAAATGGGATCTATTAACGAAAACCCAAGCGAAAAAATGCAAAATAAAGTTTGTGAAAACTATTGGGATTTTATGGCAAATATCATAATGAGTTTTGAACCAAAAGAAAGGATAAAAACAAATGAACAAAAAACAAATTAAAAGATTTGCGAGTTTTTTAGTAAAAAAAACAAAAGGTCTTTTTCACTATGAGGAGGACACTTGGGAACAGTTTTTTTCAAAAAGACAAGTTGTCAAGCATAACAAAAAATTTTCAATTTGTATGAAAGACGAAAATTATCAATTTTTTTGTGATTGTCTTTTTAATGCTTTTGATAACTTATATAAAAAGAAAGGATAAAAAAAAATGGGATACACTAATTATTGGACACAGAAAAAACCTTTTAATAATAGTGAATGGAATATTATTAAAAAGGAATACGACTACATCAAAGAAAATTTTTCAGATGATGACGGAATAATAGAAGACCAAACAGAAAAATCAGATGAAATTATTTTTAATGGTAAATCAAAAAATAATCTAGATCATGAAAACTGCAAGAAAACCTTATGATCTCGCAGTTTGGCATTTGTTAACATTTGTTAAAATGATTGCCCCCAACTCAATCGATATAAGACGAGATGGTTGGTATAATGGAAGAGAGGAGAAATAAAAAATGAAAAATAGTGTAGTTAATTGGCATGGGTATGAAAATTACAATATGAATTGTAATATTGAAGACCTTAAAAAAAGGGGGTTTGAATGTTCATCTTATAATAATGATCTTGCCCCTTCATACACAAATAAAAAAGGCAATGTTCAAGTTTTTTTCATTGATCTAGATAGTGATGAAATGAAAGCTGAAAAAATGACTTATAAATTTTCAGTGATGAAACTTGATAATCACGGTGAATATAGTGAAACTATTGGAACAACTAATTCATTCGAGGAAATGCTAAAAATGGTTGAGAAAGGAGAAAACTAAAATGTTTGTAGATAATTTAAGACTAGATGTAATCGCAACTTATGTAGATCATGAACAAGATCATTTTAATTGTGGTGTGTGGGAGAGTGCGATTAAATCAGAAAAAAAACTTATTAATTACATTAAGAGACATTTATTAAGAGATAAAAACTTGGTTAAATTATCTTTGTGTTGGGAGTGTCCAAAAGAGGTAGTTGATAAATATAAAACAATTCAAGATAGTATTAAGAAAAATGCGAAATACTATTTTGAAAATGGAAAGGAGATAAATTAAAATGAACCTAAGTGAATATGTAAATTGTGAATTGTGTAATAAAAAAGAATGGGAAAAAGCAATTCAAGAACAAAATGGACATCAACTTTGTTGTGAGTGTGATGGTTTATTTAATGATGAGGAACTAGAGGAAAGGATAAAAGAAAATGGATAAATCAATAAAAATAGAAAATGCAAATAATGAGAAAATGTATCTTTGTAGTTGGA